AGGTAATTGATTACAACCCGTTCAAAACAGGACTTACCAAAGTAGAACTATTCAAAGCGGGCGACATCGTAATAGATGAAAAGCGCAGCGCGGCAATGGGTAGTGGTAAGTCTTTGGGTAGTGGCAAGATGCTAGAGATTGCGCCTATGACACCTTCTAAAAGGCTACTTAATGGCAATCAATTTGAGCCGTTTCAAGGTCAGGTAGTAGGGCGTAATAACACGGTCAGCCCTAACGCTATTGGGTTCTTTGTGCAAGGCGAAAACAACAAGGTAGGAGCAACTAAGAACGTCACACTAATCGGCTCTAATAACGTGGTGGCTGATGGCGTGGAAAACGTGACGGCTATCGGAGTGTATAATCAGAATATAACGGAAAGTAATACGGTTATCAATGGGGCAGGTGGTGTGCAAAGGGCGGTAATTACATTAACTCCATCGCAAATAAATTCAATGTTTACTACGCCAATACCATTCGGAATAACTGTTCCATCTGGTTATTACATACGGGCTTTGACTGGAAACATGAAAGCTACTTTTAACACAACGCCATACGCAACTTCCAACAAAATAGAGATTTGGGCAGTAGGAGCTACGTCACCAATGTTATTAAGAACCGTTCTTAATTTTTCAGCTGATATATGGCTACCATTTACGGGCGGTTCTGGATTGTCAATTGATTCTATTTATGTGGACGGAGCTGATATACAAGTGCTAAACCCAACCGCAGACCCAACGGCTGGAGATAGCGATGTAACTTTGGAGGTATTTTATATGCTCATCCCAACACCTTAATCTATGGCTGAAACTAGAAAAATAATGATTGACGTAGAGGTCAATCCATCGGGCGCAAGTTTGGGCAACGTAAACAAGCAACTCGATGAAACAAAGAACCGCGTAAAAAACCTAAAAGCCGAAACGGACAAAACGTCTAAGTCAATGGCGAATGGGTTTAAGGCGGGTGCAGATGCCGCGTCTATTATACCCGGCCCAATAGGACAAGCCGCAAGCGCAATGCAAGGGCTTACAGGAACGATAGGTAAAGTAGTAGGCGGGTTTAACACGCTCAAAGGTGCGTTAATCGCAAGCGGCATTGGTGCATTTGTCGTTCTAATCGGGACACTTATCAGCTACTTTACGCAAACCGAAGCAGGGGCGCAGAAGCTACGGGTTATCATGGCGTCACTAGGTGCAGCGGTGAGCGTGGTAAGTAACGCAATGATTGGACTACTGCAAGGCTTAAAGCAAATTGCAAGTGGTGATATATCGAGCGGGCTTGCAAAGATTGGAGATAGCTTTAGCGACTTAGGAAACAAGGCGGTAACGGCAGCAAAGCAAGCGGGGCAATTAGAAGCCGCGATGAATAAGGTACTTGAAGCGGAGGACGAACTAGGGGTAAGGCGTTCGGAAGCAAACAAGGAAATAGCCAACGCTAGAATGATAGCGGATGACCTAACTAAATCTACAAAGGAACGGGCGCAAGCGATTAAGGACGCGGGCAAGCTAGAAGAAGAAGTAGCGCAACAAGAACAAGCTATTGCAAAGGAACGGCTACGAATACTTCAAGACCAAATAACAGCTAGAGGTAAAGCAAGTGAGGACGAAAACGATGCAGTAGACGCGGCAAAAATTAGGCTTAACGACCTTGAACGCGAAACTACCATGCGCCAAAAGCGGTTAGGTACGGAGTTGCAAGGGCTAAAGAATGAACAGGAAACACTAGACCGCGAACGCGATGCTGCACACTTAGCCAAAGTAAAAGAACGCAATGATGCTGAACTAGAACTAGCGAAGAAACTAGCGGAAGAAAAAGCCGCAATAGCAGAAAGCGAATATAAGATAGCTGAAAAACGGGCAGCAAATGAGCAGTTAATAGATGAATACATTGCGGAACGCAAGGCAGTAACAGCGGAAGAACAACTAGCATTAGACATAGAACGGGCGCAAAAGGCGGAGGAACTAAAACACCTTGCCGTAATAACTGCAATCAATGAAAATCAATTAGACTTAGATGCGCGGTTACTAGAAATAAAGGAAGCGGAGGACTTATACCAACAAGAACAACTACTAATCAAAGGCGAACTTGAAACTGCATACTATACCAAGAAGCTAAACGATGCCGTAAAAAGCGCGGAGGACATAGCAGCGGCTGAAAAGGCAGCGGCTGAAAAGGCACTCGGAGCCGATAAGAAGATTAAAGACGCACGTTTGGCAGTTGGCAGCGCATTGGCAAGCGGTTTAGGTTCTTTGGGGCAAATAATTACAAATGCGCAAGGTGAGCAAACAGCAGCGTCTAAAGTCTTTGCGTTGGGTCAATTAGCGATAAACACGGCAATGTCTATTAGTTCGGCTATCGCAGGGGCTACGGAAAGCGCAACAGCAACAGGGCCGGGCGCAGTAGTTGCAACACCCGTCTTTATTGCTACTCAAATTGCAACAGTTTTAGCAGCGGTTGCCCAAGCAAGTACAATTCTTGCAAGCGTACCGGGTGGAGGTGGAGGTTCTATTCCAACAAGCGCAAGCGTAGGCGCAACAGCACCGCCATCATTCGCGCCCGTTACAACCAACACCACGCAACTAGGAAACACTGAGCAAGCGGAACTAGCACCCGTTCAAGCCTATGTTGTAGAAACGCAAATAACAGGGTCGCAAGCAAACATTAACCAAATAGAATCACAATCCACTTTTGGAGGTGGCTAATAATTAAGGCAATGGAAAAGAGATTAGTAGAAATGACTATTGACGAAATGGACGATGAAACAAGGGTAGAGAAAATATCCTTTGTAGACGACCCCGCAATTAAACGCGAATGGTTAGCATTTCAGAAACACGGGCAAGCGTTCAAAATACAAAGCGAAGAAAAGCGTATTGTTTCGGGCGCGCTAATGGTTGCCGACTTGCCAATTTTCAGACGGTCAAAAACAGGCGAAGAATACTACGTTGTATTCAATGCTGAAACCATTAAGAAAATAGTGTTCAAATTCATGCGTGAGGGTCGGCTTTCAATGGTAAACGAAATGCACAAAAAGGACGTGAACGGGGTTTTCATGTTTGAAAGCATATTGATTGATGAAGAACGTGGAATAGGTACTCCAAGCGGTCACGACCCACTACCTAATGGCAGTTGGTTCGGGTCGTTCAAAGTAGACAATGATGCGGTTTGGGCTAAAGTTAAAGACGGAACTTTTCGCGGGTTTAGCGTGGAGGGCCTATTTGATGAAGCAATCGAACGCGATATTGATAGCCGTATTATTTCAGCACTTGCGGAAATGTTAAAGGCTAATTGAACACCAACACTCTTAAATCTATTTACTCAAAATCGAACCTATGAATTTAGAACAAACCATAAAGGAAAAATTGGGCGACATTAAGAAATTACTGTTTGCTACTGAATTGAAATTCGAGGATGCCAAGCTAATAGATGGCACGTTAGTACGCATTGAACCTGAAGTTGCCGTAGGTGCAATGGTTCAAGTTATCGGAGCAGATGGCGAATTGCTACCTGCACCTGACGCGGCACACCAACTAGAGGACGGAAGCGTGGTTACAACTGAGGGCGGTCTAATTACTGAAATCATACCAGCACCTGAAGCCGAAGTAGTTGTTGAAGAAATGGAGGTTGCACCGAACGCGCCAACACTAGCACCACAAAAGCCTGCATTCAACATGGATGAAATACAGGCAGCGGTTATGGCGAAGATTAACGCTTCGATTGGTGACCGTATCAACAACCTTAAATTCGAGAATGAAGCTATCAAAGCTGATAACGCGAATTTAAGAAAAGCGGTTAACGAAATGGCAGACCTTTTCGAGAAGTTCGCCACAACACCAACAGCAGAGCCTACAAAGCCCGTTAAAAATTACTTCAAACAAGAACCAACAGACGGGCTAGACAGATGGTTAGCCCTTCGTAAAAAACAAAAAACAAACTCTTAAAAACTTAACAAAATGGCAAGTGCATTTAATGTTGGCGGCTTAGTAAACTACATCGAGGAGAACGCGTTCCCTTTGATGGCGGGAACTATAAACAAAGCTAAAATGATGAATCTGGTAGAAGTGATGCCCGGAGTAAAAGGGCCATCTAAACTGCCTATTCTTACGCAATCGGTTTTCTTTCAAGCTGACGGATGTTCTTTTGATGCAACTGGTAATACCACGTTTACACAAAGAACGCTTACTCCCGGCAAGGTAAAGATTAACGATGAATGGTGTCCAAAAGATTTGGAAACTAAGTTCTTCGTTACCAAAATGAAGGCGGGCGCGCACATGGAAACCGTAGAACCAGCGGAGGTGTGGTCTAAAATCATGGAGGTGTATCTTGCAAAGGTTGCTTTGGAAATCGACAAGAACATTTGGAAGGGCAACATTTCTGCACCAACTTCAAACAACGGTGCGTATTGGGATGGCTTTATCGCTACAATCGGTTCTGGCTACATCAATGCCAACTTAGGTGGCACTCCGCTATCTACTGCATTCACAGTAACCAACGCACAAGAGATGGCGTTCCGTTTGTACAAGTCACTTGCAGGGGCTGGACTTACTTCTAAGACCGACCTTGTAGCATTCGTTGGATATGACACTTACGCGGTTCTAGTACAAGCGTTGGTAGTTGGAGGTTCGACTTACGGTGTGCAAATCAATAGCGGAGTAAAAGGCGCAACTGATACCGATGCAAGCGAAGGTTTGACTTTCCCCGGCATCAACTTGAAGTTTATACCAGTAGACGGTTTAACAGGAGTGAATAGCGTTTACGCGGGTTCGGCTTCTAACTTCTACATTGGTGTGGATGCTGAAAGCGACTTTGATAGCCTTGAAGTATGGTACTCGAAAGATGACCGCAAAGTAAAAATTGCAATGGAGTTCAAAGTGGGTACGCAAGTTGCTTTCCCGAACGAAATCGCTGCGATAGTTCTTTAATCAATTAACCTAATGGCGTGGGCTTAATCGCCCACGCCTTTACTATACACACAAACATGGCTTGCGCATTAACACAGGGATTTACATTAGGATGTAAAGAGGACATTGGAGGTATCAAATCCGTAAGGTTTGCGGCCTATAATGACTATATTGCACTTGGAGCGGTTGCCACTACTGGACAAATCGCATCATTCGCAACACCAACAGCCGTATTTAGAAAGTACGAATTAACCAAAGAAGAAAGTATGTTTAGTGACGACCCAACAGCGGGCAATCGCAACGGGTCACTCCACTATGTACCTTCTTTGACTTTCGTGCTTCGCAAGTTGGACGTGGCTAAACGTAACGAAATGCAACTACTTGCAAAGAATAGAGTAGTGGCAATTATCGAAACCAACGAAGCTACTCCGTCTTATTGGGTTGCTGGCTATGCTAACGGGCTAGACTTCGCAACAGGAACAGGGGCAACAGGAACAGCCTTTGCAGATTTGAACGGATATACAATGTCGTTCAATGGCTTAGAGCCTAACCCAATGTTGGCAGTACCAGTAGCTTTACTTGCATCAATAACCGCCTAAAAACGGTTTGACATAGGAATTTTGAGAAGCCGTTAATAGCGGCTTTTCTTTTTGAAACACTTTGAGCATTTTACCTATTTAACCAAAATACTTACAATGGCATCTACAATCGTAAACGCTACTTTGACCGTTACAATCACAGAAGCGGTATCACTCAATAATAAGACGTACGGCAACTCGAATACGCTAACCATAGCGAATATAAACGAGGTGGACGAGCGCATTCTAACCATACCTACAAGCGAAGTGACCGTAGTTAATTACGGTACAGCGGTTGCGGCTGGCACGTTTGTACGTAGCGCGGTTAAATACCTACGCATCACAAACAAGGACGATACAAACTACATCAAATTGCATATTACCTCCGCAACCGATGACGCTTGGTTCAAATTGGAAGCGGGTAAATCGTTTGAGTTGCACAATGGAAACATTGAAACGGCTGCATCGTTTAGCGCATTTGCCGACATCACAGCGATAAGCGCAATAGCAGACACGGCATCTGTAGATATTGAGTATTTCATCGCACTTACCTAATGATTAGGATAACCAAAGGGCAAGCTAACTTAGTAATCGTTACCACAACTGAAAAGGGAACGGCAGCGCATTACCTTTTTGCCTTTGAGAACCTCACTAGCATGGTTACACAATACTGCATAGCCGATGACACTAGTGCTTTTACTGATAGGTATAATGCGTTTACTATTACGGAAACAGCAACACCAACGCCCACCAACGCGCAAGTAACGCTAACATTGGAGGGCGAATATCGCTATGTGATTTACGGGCAAGCAAGCGCAAGCAATCTTAACCCTACGGGATTAACAGCATTTGAGAGTGGTATGTGTGTCGTAACAGGCACAACTACAAGCACACCTACATACACGGGCAATGATGCCCAAACATTCGCGGTATACAATGGGTAAAAATAGCTTTTCAGTCTTAAATTTTGCCGCTCACAAAGTACCTGAGTTCAAAGAACAACAGTCTAAGGATTGGATTTTGTACGGAACTAGCGAAGGTTGGGTAAATCAATACCCCGATTACTTGCTGCATATCTACGATAGGTCGGCAAAGCATTACGCGATAGTAAACGGCAAGGTAGATTACGTAGTTGGGCAAGGTTTGAGCGTTAATGAAACTGGGTTAAACACCGAGCAAGTAGCGCGGTTGTTTAAGTTCATCGAAGAACCAAACCCTAACCAAACTTTGGAGGACATTATTGCGATGTGCTCTTTGGATTTAGAGATTTTTGGAGGTTTTGCGCTAGAAATACTTTACGATAAAAAAGGAGGGTATCAAATCTATCATGCGGAGTTTGCAAAGTACCGCGTAAGCAAAGACCAAAAGACCTATTACTATTGCCCCGATTGGAAGAAAGCCAAAGCCGACACCATCGAACCTATAAAAGCGTTTGATTGGAGCGACAAACAAGGCAAGCAGCTACTCTATATTAAAGCATATCATCCAAAGGCAGACTATTATCCTTTGCCGCCTTATTTGGGTGCAATTCCTTACATCGAACTAGATAGCGAAATTGCAAACTTTCACCTTAATTCTGTTAAGAATGGGTTTGTAGCTGGCTTTATGTTTAATTTCTTTAACGGGCAACCAACGGAGGAAGAACAGGAATCTATTGAGGGTAAAATAGAAGCTAAGTTTTGCGGTACGGATAATGCCAATCGCATACTACTAAACTTTAACGATAGCAAAGAACAAGCGGTTGAGGTTTTGCCACTAGGTTCTAATGACTTTGACGATAGGTTTGACATCCTAAATAAGACCGTACAACAAGAGATATTCAGCGGGCACAGGGTAGTTGACCCTGCATTGTTTGGCATCAAAGAAGAGGGGGTATTTGCGACCCGTTCACAGATACGCGATAGCTATGAACTGTTTAAGAATACCTACGTACGGGCGCGGCAAGACTTTATTATGGATGTGTTCAATGAATTAGCCGCGTTACAAGGCTTTGAAAAGCGCATTCAGATTATACCTAGCGAACCGATAACCGAGGGTTACAGCGAAGCTACAAAAGTTAGCGTAATGACACCAGATGAAATACGCGAAGCAGTTGGATTGCCACCATTAGTTGAAGAAGTGAGCGAAAAGGCGCAAAGTATTACCGATGCAATCAATACACTTAGTCCGTTAGTGGCAAATAAGGTGCTTGAAAGCATGAGTAAAAACGAAATTCGTCAAACAGTAGGCTTGCCACCATTAGCAAGCGGAGGGGATGAGGTTACAAGTTCGATGTTTTCTAGTCAAGAGGGCGAAGATTTAGTTGCCGAAGCATTTGCGCAAACAGGCTACTCACTGGATGAGTGGGAAATCGTAAAGCCAATACGCAAGGTTAGGTTTAGAGATGAAAAAGACCAACTTGCATTTGAGGGTCGGGTTCTAAAGTTTGGAATTGAACAGGACGCTTTTTTGATGGGTATACTTGAACAACTCAAACAAAACCCGTTAGTCACTTACGCGGGCATTGCGGAGTTACTTAACGCAAGCATCGAAGAAATTGCAATAGGCGTTAACGAATTAGTGGCGCAGGGGCTTTTGACCGTTGGAACGCAATCAATAGCGGGGGCAACTCAAATAGCTTATGAGGTTAGTACGGATGGGTTGCGTCAATTAGCACAAGCCAAGCCGTTAGGAGTAAGTTTCAAGATAGCATACCGATATGTTAAAAGCCAAGAAGCAACAGGCGCAGATGTGCTACCAACTACGCGACCTTTTTGCCGCAAAATGATAGGGCAAAGTGCTAATCGGGTTTGGACATCGGAGCAAATACAAGCGATAAGCATGGCTGAAGATAGAAACGTTTGGATGCGTAGAGGTGGATTTTGGACGCGCAAAGGAACGGACGTAACTACTAGCTATTGCCGCCATGCGTGGGAAAGTGTTGTGATAAAATCTAGAACATAATGGCAACAGCACTATTCTTATCTGAGGACTTTCTAAAGGATAATACTCAGGTATCTAAAAACGTGGATATTAAGTATATCAAAGAAGCAATACTTTGGGCGCAAGATTCGGAGATTCAAACCGTAATTGGAACGACCTACTACGTTGCTCTAATGGGGTATATCATAGCCAATACATTAGCGGGCGTTAACAAGTCGCTTATGGATAACTACATACAGCCATGTTTGAAGCACTACGTTACGGCTGAGTGTATTAGGATGGCGCACTACAAGATAACCAATAAAGGGCTGCAAATTCAAAACAGTGAGCAAAGCAATCCCGCGTTCAAATCGGACGTGGACTATATCTGCGAAATGGAACTGAATAAAGCGCAATGGTACAAGCAACGGCTTATCAATTACCTATGTGAAAACTCTACTTTGTTTCCCGATTATGCCAATCCAGCAAGCGGGTTAGACATTATTCAGCCTAGCAGCAATGCGTTCAAGTCTAGTATATTTCTAGGTAGCACGCGGCTTGCGGGCAGCTTACAACAAAAGTATCGAGATGAATAAACGCGGGAAGTCAAACAAGAACAAAGAACTACTAAAAACGTACCTAAGTGCTATTAACGCTCAATCAAGTAATATCGCAAATAACGACACTAGGAGCAGCACACCTACAAATCCAATCAACGGGAGTAGGTGACTTTGCAGAGTGGCAAGCGGAGGAGCGGAGTTATCCGTTGCTTTGGGTATTCCACGAAAGCACTAGCGTAGGTGACCGCGAATTGGTTTATTCCATCCGATTGGTTTGTGCTGATAGGGTTATTACGGGCGAAGAAGGGGACGACACGGCTGGCATGGAGCAAGAGGTATTAAGCGATACATTGCTAATCCTTTTGGACTTTCTGGCTTACTTTCAACAGCAACACGCCCAAAGCTACAAGGTAATAACCAACGCAAGCATCGACCCGTTTACAGAGCGGTTTAATGATAGGGTTGCGGGCAATAGCGTACTGATTCAAATACGGCAACCGTTCACATGGGACGCTTGCCAAATACCACAAACAGGCGCAAGTATACCGCCTAGTGTTGATGGGTTAACGCTTTATGACTTTTGCGACCCTAGCGTCATTGCACGTTTGACCCCAACGCAAGTAGCGTGTTTAGAAGCGGAGTATGGAATAACTTGTTTAGATGCCACCATCGAATTAAACGGGGTGCAAGTGGCAACCGTACCAAGTGGAGGAACGGAGAATATAGTAGTTAGAAATATAAGCGGTGTACCTGTTGGTTCTTTGGATGGAGCAGATTGGGAAATCGCAAATAGCACCGTAAATTTTAACGGGGTTGCGATGGATAGCGTAAAAGCCGAGGACGCGCAAAACTATGTCATTCGATTAAACGGGGTTGCAAGTGGTTCGGCATTCGATGACCATACTTGGGACGTTACAAGCGCACCATGTTCACCCGTTACCTTCCAAATTAACGGAGTAACGAAAGAAACGCCCGCAAGTGGAACGACATTTAACCTAATCACTAAACTTGATGGCGTTGTTAATTCAGGTAGTTACGATGCGCCTACTGATACGCTAAGTTTCACGAGTGCAGTTCCAACGGCAAAAACAACTGCATTCCTATTAAAGACGGGCGAAACAGTAAACTATGGCACAGGGTCAGACGGTCAAGTACAATCGGGGCGTGGTACTTCTTGGCTTGTTATGTCGGAGAATAATATGTTCGGCAATACTAATCGCTTCACAGATACTTTAGGCGGGTCGGCTTATGCAAATAATATCGTTTTAGACCATCAAAGCCGTTCACCACTAACAGGGCAGCTACTTGGTTACGATAAAGCCGATGTAGTAACCGCAAGAACATGGGCGGCAATGCTTACCTATGCCAATACTAAAACCGTTGCAGGATATTCAGGATGGAGATTAACTAACGACCGTGAACTAACTAATTTGAGAAGGGAAGGAACTAACTATTCGTGGGGTTACGCTCCGTTTAATTGGTTTGGTGCGGGTGTTATGGATTACGCTTGGACATCGACTACTTACCACCTTTCACCCGCGAACGCTTACCTATGGTTTAACACTTCCACCGTAGCGCAACAGGCACGAGATAAGACGGGCAGCTACTTCGGTATGTTTTGCCGTACTTTTACCCTAACCGATGGCGGAGTTTTATCATGAGATACAAGTTCGATTATATTACATTGACCGACCCGAAATTTACGTTTAGCGAGGGTAACGTGGTAGGCGAATTTGTAACCGTATGGGTTAACGTAGGCGGTATGTTTGATTGGATACTGGGCGCGATGCCAATAGGTGAAGATATGCAAACATGGGGCGAAATTCAATTGAAGCAATATGAGGTTCAATAGCAGCTACACCCGATTATTCCTTGCATTCGTGGTATACCTTAGCGCGATGGGTTACGTTTTCGCGGCTTCATTCTTAACCATACCAACTGAAAACCAACGCACTATTGATACGGCTATCGGGTTTGCCTTTGGTATCGTTACAAGCGTGGCAAGTTATTACTTTGGTAGTTCGCAAGGGAGTGCCGACAAAGACAAACGAAACAATGGCAACACATAGCACAATGGAAGCGGAAGGAATAGGCGCAATTTTAACAGCAATCGGAGGACTTGCAGGGGGTGTATTTGGTGGGATTCGATTAGGCAAGAACCAACAATTAGAGGAGGTCAAAGGGCTTATTAACGAATACCAAGAAATTCACAGGATAAACAAAGATGATCTTGCTGATATTCGATTAGAATTAGACCGTTCTAAAAAAGCCGAGGAGTTATGTTTCCAACAGCACCGCGAAGCTATGCACCGAATAGACGAACTAGACCGTGGTATTCGCTCACTCACAAACATACCTCCAAAACCAAAGAAAGACTAATGGCTAAGAACATCACAGGGGGGCAATTTAAGGCCCGTGTTAAGCGCAAACTCCGCAGGCATAGAAAGTATCGGGCGAAAGGTTTTAAGGCGTACAGAGGGCAGGGGCGTTAGTTCATTCTTTCAATGTGTTCATATTTTGTGAACGTGGTGGATTAGTGAACGTTTTTAGTACATTTGCACCGTTGACGTTGATATGCGAAAGCGTACATTTGGACGAGGGTTCGACTCCCTCCACCTCCACAAGGTCTGTTGTTGGACTGGGGCTAAATGCCCCGACTATTAGGGGGTGACTGGTTTTGACGGATGTAATGGCACGTAGGGAGTTGACAAGCCGAAAATGGCAAAGTAATACAAATGTTTGCACAACCAGTTAGACTGGCCGCGTAATCGGTAGAGGACAACCAAAGTCTAACCCGCTATTCTTAATTGAGTAGCGGGTTTTTTATTTAGAACCATTCTAAATTAGCCCCAATGTCGGGCGTGTTGGTTTAATGCTTAGTTTTGGGGCATGATATACAAACTTTCAAAGACATCCCGCGCCCGATTGCAAGGAGTTAAACCCGTGTTAATCGAGATTATCGAAGCGGCAATTACCAACAGCCCATACGATTTTGGCATACCTTTAGACGGTGGCTTGCGTAGTGCATACCGTCAAAACGAAATGTATGCGCAAGGTAGAACTAAGGCGGGTGCAAAGATTACCAACGCAGATGGGTTCAAAAAGTTAAGCCGACATCAAAGTGGCGAAGCGTTCGATATTTACGCTTTTGTAGATGGTAAGGCAAGTTGGGATATTTCGCATTTAACAGCCATCGCCCGACACTTGCAAGCCGTAGCCCTTACCTTTGGGGTCGAATTGGAATATGGGGGCGACTGGGCGAAGTTTCCCGATTTTCCTCATCTGCAAATTTTAAGGAAATAATGGACTACCAAGAAAACCAATTATACGACATAGTTGCTGAACTTGCAAGCCGAGAAATAACTCAAAACGATGCAATCGAAAGGATTATGGATTTATTTACCGTAACTGATAAGCTGCCCGAATTTCTTTACAAAGGCGACCACGGGTTAATCTTAATAGGATATGAGGGTGATTCAGATGCTACGGACGAATGGAATAGATGGAAGGAAACAATGTTTGATAAACCAGAATCCAAATGACCGACCAAACCATTAACCGCCTATCGTGGGCTATTGTAATCTTTGCCGCGTTGGTAATTGGCGCAATCGTTTACCTTACTTATTGGACATGACCCAAGCACAAGCACAACAGAACATTCTAAAAGGCACAATCCCAGTCGAAATAATTTGGGGCGGTGCTGAATTGATATTAAACGCCATCATTGGCATATTTCAGAAACGCGCGGCCTTGCGTGTTGAAGTTGAACGGCTGCAAGGTGTTTGCCTAACTCAAGGGCAGCAGATTAAAGTATTGGAAACTCGGCTAAGTTTGCTCGAAGCGTCCAAGTAACCCTTATTTAGAATCATTCTAAATTACGTTTTTCGTGTTGCGTATGTGAATTATGTGTATTTTTACCGCACGATTTAGCAACGAAGCTAAGGGTAAAAACAAACATAATGGAACTTACAATCGAACAAAAATGTGAATTGCTTAAACAAGCCAATGTATTTATTGGCGGGTTAAGTGATGAAGGTGTAGAATACTACTACGCTAAATTGGTTAAACAAGGTAAAATAGTTGAGCCATGCTAGACCACATAGACCACACCATTAACGATGTAGAATTTCGCATCGAGTACTACCTTGACAAAGGCAGCGAAGGAACGCGGGACGTACCACCAACGGGCGACACCTTAGAAATTGATTCAATCAACTTCAACGGCATGAACGTTATGAAGGTGTTTCTTGCTTGCGATTTTGACATTGATAAATTACAGTTTGAACTTTTAGAGATACTTGCAAAATGAAAAAGGAAAAGAAAGTATGGCAAAACTCATTAGCCAACAGAGTAGATAAAACCACGTGGGAATTCCCTACGTTGGCAGTCGGTAATTATTCGGGCGTTGTGGTTCAAATGACAGGGCGAGATGCAGAAACTAACGAGGGTGTTGGCGAAGTGCTTATAGGCAATTCAGACAAGCCTACGGGCGTTACCAAGCGGACTTGGCAACTGCAAAACTTCACTCCAGTAGATGGCGTGATTGAGAAAGTAGAAGTAACTGAAAAGAAAAAGAAAGGATGATCATCTACAAAAAACTACTCACAATTCAGCAGCACGTTAACGGGCTAAAAAAGAACGCTAAATCGTTTGGTTACGAATTTGTGTCAGGTACTAAGGTGCTAAGCGAGATAAAGCCGCTAATGAACGCGCAAGGGCTTCTATTGAAACAAGAGGTACTAAGCTGCCATAACCAACGCATTGATTACACGGTTAAGAGCGGGGCGAAGTCTGAAATGTTTTCAAGTGTTGCTTTGCGGTTTACTTGGGTCGACTGCGAAACGGGCGAAAAGGACGAAAATCTATTTCATGCCAACGGTCAAAACGATTGGGAAAAGGGATTAGGTTCTGCGCTTACCTATGCTGAACGGTACTTTCTTTTGAAGTATTTTCACATCGCAACGGACGAGGACGATATAGACAACCCCGAACGTAAAACAAGCGCACCCGTTCAAGTTGCCGCACCAGTACCAACGCCAAAGGTGAAAGCCGACCTTAACCCTTCGCACCCGAAATGGGAAGCCGCAAAGAAAGCCGTAAGCGAAGGAACTACAACCGTAGCCGAAATAGAAAAAGCCTATACACTAACCACAGCGAACGCTGAATTACTTGCATCCAAATGAAACAGGAAAAAAACCAACAAGCCTACGAATCAAGAGTTAGCCATTTTGTAAGTCTATTGCATAAAGGCAAAAACATTGAATCTGCTCGATTAACTTCGCACGTAGGAACAAGAATATCGCGGGCGGCTGCATCGCTACAAATGACCAATTTAGGCACTCCAACTAGATATGTGAAATCACTATCGGTTGAAAAGGCAACGCAAGAACTAATAAAAGAATCGAACCGAATTAGGCTTTCGTACGAAAAAAGAGGTATTGACTACGGCAACAGCAAAAAGAAGTTAGTAGTAACTAATGATGCTACTCAAAATGCCATCAAATACCTGTTTAATAACTATCCAGTTAATGAATGGGTAAGGGTCAAAGGTGGGCTACGTTATTTAGCGGAAACGTACAATACCACTGATGAAGCAATAAAATCAAGTAAGCTAATTGCGACAAACGGGAAACGCGGGATTAACTCAAGAATCATGCTTAAATCTGCGCAGTCAAAATATAAGCAAGTTGCGCACATTGAACCTAATCCATGTAAAAGTGAGCAGCGCAAAATTTCTATTCTTTGGGGTTTATTTCAAATAACTTATTAAAATGAACAAGCCACTTTACCAAATCGAGCAAGAGTACATCGAACTTGCAACCCTATTAGAACAGGAGGAAATAACACCCGAAATTGAAACCGCGCTGGCTATAAACCAAGCGGAGTTGCAAGGTAAGGCAGTTGCATACGCCTATGTGATTAAGCAAGCAGAACACGACATCGAAGCAATCAAAGCCGAGATAGCAAGGCTTCAAGCACTAGCGAAATCGGAGGAGAAGAAAGCCGAACGTTTGAAAGCTGCAATCAGTAACGCAATGCAATACTTCGACATTCAGGAAGTGAAAACGCCACTAATTAAGCTATCTTTTAGAACGTCTAAGCGATGCGTAAGCGATGGCGTGGCGTTCACTTTAGCCGATAGATTCACTACCTTAGTTCCCGAAACCCGTAAGCCAAACATAACAGCAATTAAAGCCGCTATTGAGAATGGCGAGGACGTGCAAGGCTACAAAATCGAAACAATCCAAAACTTACAAATCAAATAGAAATGACAATCACAGGCACAGTTCACCACATCGGACAAACAGAAGTAATAAGCGAGAAATTCAGTAAGCGGCTATTGGTAGTCAAAACCGAGCAAGAGTATAATAACCTTTGCCCCGTAGAATTTACTAAAGACAAAACCGCGCTATTAGACGGGTTGCAAGTAGGGCAATCGGTAAGCGTGGAGGTAAATTTAGGTGGCCGAGAATGGCAAGGTAAATACTTCGCAAGCATAACGGGTTGGAAACTAACCGCACAGGCACGTATGGAATCGCGTGTTGCAACCGCTCCGATAGTTACGCAAGCACCGCAACAAGTAGCCGACCCGTTAGACGAGGACGGGACATTGCCCTTTTAACCCCCCCATACTCATCATGCACCCGTCCTTCCTTACGGGTGGGCAATAGTAGACGTTATACCAGCGCAGCGGATTTGGATGGGGTATTGTAGAAGTTCCCGCTATGGTATAAAAAAGGAATTAAGTTCGGCTTACTTAGGTAGGTCGAACTTTCTTATTTAGACTCATTCTAAATTGCGATTTATTTTTTCGAGTGAGTACCAATTACAAAATCATGCCTATATTTGCTGCACGAATTAACACAACAAACAACCACGGAAATGAACGGACTTTCAACACTTAGCCACATTGCAAAGAAAACAGGTGATGCAAAATGCGACCAACAACGCGCTGAATGCGGAACACGAAGCAATGGAATGATTATCATTAGCAAAACAGTAGGATTTGCAGAACGCATTAGAAGCTATGCCAAAGGCAGCTTTAAGCCTTGCATGAATTGCTTAAACGCAGCGCATGAGCAAGGTAGAATATCGGAGGCAACATTCCAAAAAGGTTTACAAATACGGGGAAGGGCGAAAGCCTAACCCCTTTTAACTCACCCGCGATTGAGTAAGGTGGCGAGAAATCAAACCCGCTCAAGCGCATAAACTTAGAACCCATGCCAACACTTCAACAACTCGAAGCCGCTATAATTGAAACGCCAAACCTAAGCGAATTGGCGAAACTCAAAGGACAAATTGCAGCCATACGTCTTTGGGCGAATGCATCCGCACACATAGAATGCGACAAGACCACGTTAGGCGAACTTGCGCGGGCTTTGCAAACAGAAACCCATTGGAACGGGCGAACGTACAGCCTGACCATCGAAAACGGGGCGCATAGAGTAATTCTGCAAACGCCTGTAATATCTAACGCGAAATGAATGAAGCTAAACTCCCAACACCTAAAGAATGCTATGAAAAGGCTAAAGACCTTGCTCACGAAATACTCGAAGCGGAGGGCGAACTTGTAGAAGAATGGTTTATATATCCCGAAAGAATACAACAGTTAATTACATTTTGCCAAACGCCTAAGAAATGATAACCATTCAAGACCAACACCTACTATGCACGAACTGCGGGGGTCGGTTTGCGTTAAGCATGAGCGTGGTAAACAATTGCAGAAAGTCGGGCGCGTTCACTATTCTGCATGAAGATTGCGAAGAACTAATACCCGATAACCCAACACTTGACTTAATTCTAAAATCAATTACCCGCGTTTGTGAGGTTTCAATTGGGGCTATTAGGGGCAATTCTCAAACCTATAAAACGTGCAACGCTCGAAGGATATTAGTTGCAATGATACGAATGCACCTAGATTTGAGCATGACTGACATTGCGGCTTTTATGGGTTATTTTTACGCTAATGGAGTGCCTAATCACACAATCGTTATCAACTACATCAAAACAGACGCAATTAAGTATGCCAACGATAATATCTATCGAAAGCTAAAAGATGAAGTTGGATTGGATTACATGACAAACTTCCACACAGGACTTAGTAATTAACCGCGACTTTCGGGCGCAAATAACTAAATGGATATGAGCCGCACCTCCGCAATCCGAACCCTCCTTTTACAAGGCAGCTACTCCGTTACAATGCTGCAAGAACACCTTTTGCGAATCCAAAAACATCGGTGGAGTATTGCCGCGATTGAAGCAAGTTTGAAAACGTTGCCAGTTACTAAAGACGGGAATCTGTTTACGATAATTTAGAACCATTCTAAATAAGAAAGCGCGTTTTGGAATGAATAATGTGTATATTTGAGGCATGAATTTAACCAGCTAAAAACAACAAAATGAACCAAGCAAAACTTTTTGAGGACAAAGTAAGTTTCACCACCGTTGAATCCGTTATCGGGTCGGGTTATGAAAATGATGTAGCTAAATTAGCTATTGAGGACAAGGTAGCATATCGAGCCGCCCGTAAGAATATGCAAATACACTCAGCCGTTATTTTGCATATAAATGATGAGTTTGCGGGTTTCTTTACGTTTCAAATTAACCACGATGCAAAAGAGTTTTGTTTGCTTCAATCGGCTATGGATTTGAACAAAAAGGACAAACATATTTACGCTAAAATGGTGGGCGAAATAATCAAGCAAAACACGTTTGGTTATCCTATGGTAATGACCGTGAGCCAAAAACACGACTTAGAAAATCCAAAGGTATTTGCAGAAATCGGGTTCAAAGAGTATTTGAATTTGAGCGGTTATTCATACATGGTTTACGGTGAACTGAAACAAGTTCGATTGAAACGCTTAGCCCACGCCACAATGACAAACGTGTGGAACAGCACAAAAGGCGATTGGTTAAAGATGAAAAAAGAGTGGAATGAGAAAATCGAAGCCGCTGGTGAACGTAACGGTGTTGTAAATCCAAAGTACGCAAGCCGCGAGGGTGCATGGATGGGCGATAATGGAATGTCGAACGTAGTTTTAGCAACGCAAGAAGTAGCGGAGGACGGAACTATAATCGACAAAAAAGGAAAGTCGTTTAATGGTAACGTTTCTGTTTTAGACCCTGTTGCTTGCGAAGTAATACTCCGTTTCTTCATGCCTAAAGATGGCGTAAGGGTTTACAATCCCTTTGGCGGAGGTGTTCAATTTGGATTTGTAACGGGCGACCACGGCTACGAATACACATCGAGCGAAATACGACAAAATCAATGTGATGCAAACAATGCCATTTGCAAGGATTTTTACAACACGAAATGGGTTAAGTCTGATAGTTCAAAGTTTAAGCCAAAACAGAAATACGATTTGGTTTTCACTTGCCCACCGTATTACCAAGTTGAGGATTATTTGGATTATGATGGTAAGCCGCCCGTTGGTGAATTGAATGCGATACCAACTTACGATGAGTTTAGAGATACGCTTTTCGCTGGGTATAAACACGCAATAGAAGCGTTAAATGATAATTGTTTCTTTGTGGTAATGACAGGCGATAGCCGCGATAAAAACGGGGCGTACTACGGCTGCGAAGCGGAGCATGAAATTTTCTTCAAGCAACAAGGGCTACACATTTACAACAAAATTGTGTATTTAGAGTGTGAGTTTACACGCCTTGCCCACGCAAAAAGAACGCTTCACTATCGCAAGTTCCCAAAGCGTGAACAAAAGATACTTGTATTTTACAAAGGCGATATGACCAAAATTAAAGACCGCCACGAAAACATAGGCCGCCTGTAATGCGCAGCTATTCATCTACTATTTCACTTACGCAAAACTCAAGAGGTATCTACTCGTTAGATACCTCTATCGGGTGCAATAGTGGGATGACAAATGAGAAAGGCGGTTGCTATGGTGATTGCTACGCGGCAAAGTCTGCTAAACTTTACGGATATGACTTTTCAAAAACGGTATACCGTGACTTTGTGAACGAAAAGCATAGGCGCAAAATAGTAGATGGAATTAACCGCGTTAAGTTAGATTTTATACGTATTGGAACAAGTGGAGACCCTTCAGAAAATTGGGAACATACAATCAAAATCATTAAGGGTATTGAGCATTGTAATAAGCAAATTGTGATAATTACAAAGCATTGGACAAACTTAAACCAATCGCAGTTAGACTATATGGCAACGGTAAACGTATGTATTAACACCTCAGTTTCTGCATTGGACAAACCACATTTGATTGCAAATAGTTTAGCGCAATACGAAATACTAAAACGATATTGCAAGTCCGTTTTGCGGGTCGTTTCAGCCGACTTTAATTTAGAAAACGAAACGGGTCACGAATTAGCAAAGGTTCAATCTAAATTATTCAAAAACGAAAATACGCTAGACACGGTTTTGCGATTGAATAGGCGTAACGCATTAGTTAATGATGGGGTTGTTAAAGTTTCTGAAACAACTTTTTTAGGCAAAAAGGCTTTAGTTAGTAAATTCAAACCAAGTACATATTTTGGTAAATGTTCAACTTGTCACGAAATGTGCGGGCTAAACATTAAGCCTAAAGTGCAACAGTACCCAAATAAACGTGGCACGATTAAACAGTTAAAACTATTCAAATTAAAAGCATAATGTCAAAATCCTCCGACATCCTTACTCACCTCCAAAGCGGCCAACCATTGAACCGTTACTCTGCATTCAGATTGTACGGCCATGAGAATTTACCAACAGAAATATCCCGATTCAGACGCGGAGGTATTGACGTAAAAGATAGGCTGGTGCGCGAAAAGAACGGCTTAGGCGTAATGATACTATGCAACGAATACTTTATACCATGACCCAACCCCAACGCCTACAAGCGCATCTCGAAACCAAGCCAATAACTAAAGAGCCTCCAATTGGGGGCTTTTTTTATGGGGTTACGCCACATCTTTACGCCTTATCGGTTCTTTTCCTACTCTCTCTCTCATTTATTTTTAGCCTTTTTTAACTTCACACTTGTTTCAAAATTGGATTTCACTAAGGAGATAGGGCGTAAATATGTTTACTTGTATGAAAATCAAACAGTTGTAAAAACTTAGACCCCGCGCATCGGGCTTATTCAAATAAACGATAATGCTAAAACAAAAAAAGATAAGGCGTAAGTAGGATATTCAAAAACTAATTGTATCTTTGCAACCGTTGCCATTTAGCGGAATGGTTAACCAGAATTGAAAAGACATATTTAAGCCTATTGGGGGATGAGCCGCTACTCTGAACCCAGTAGGCTTTCTCTTTCTACACTACTTACATATTCATTAACCGTCTAATTCCCCAATATATTAGGGTAACTTAGAGTAAAATACTATTGCATGACAATCACAATCTTCAAAAATATAACAGCAACTGCAACAGGATTCAATCGGTCAGTTGACTTTTGCTTGGAGCGTATTCGAAACGGAAATAGTAAAGAACTATTGAGCCGAATTAGGTTAGAACCCGAAAAGGAAGTTCGAAACCAATTAAAGATGGGGCTTCCTTCAATTTGCTTTTGTGGTACGTTTTCCAATAGGTCGGCTGCAGGATTGGTAAAGCATAGCGGATTGGTATGTTTAGATTTTGATGGGTTCGAAGATGCCGACATACTCACGACATGGCGCGATACTTTACAGGCTTGGGAATACACATACGCATTATTCACTTCACCAAGCGGCAACGGGTTAAAGATATTGGTTCGAATACCTCCAACGGATGCAACAGGGCATAAGGAATACTTCGAAGCCCTGCATGATTACTTTAAGGAATGTCAATACTTCGATACAAGTACAAGCGATGTAAGCCGAGTATGCTACGAAAGCTACGACCCGAATTTATACGTCAATAAGGAAGCCGACATTTGGCACAACAAAGTAGAAAAGGAACTAACCGACATTGGAGTTTCACACGCTTATATTCCTGTAAAATCGGATACGGTAATAATTGCGAAAATTCATAAGTGGTGGGAAGGTAAAAAGAAAGGTGCTGGCAAAGGAAGAAATGCCGACCTATTTGTTTTTGCCGCAGCGTTAAATAAGTTTGGAGTTGCCAAAGAGGTAAGCGAACAACATCTATCACAGTTTGCGGTTAAAGACTTTCCATTTACTGAAATTCAAAAGGTGGTAAAATCTGCCTATAAAAACACGGGCGAATTCGGAACGCAATTTTTCGAAGATAAGAATGCACACGCCCAAGTTGAAAAGCAAATAAGGGCTGGGAAAACAGTAAAAACGATAGCAAAAGAAATAGGCATAAGCGAAGAAATAGCGGAGGACGTAAGCGAACAGATACGCGAAACTCTGGCAATTAGTGACTTTTGGACTTACAATGAGAAAGGCAAAATCCAACTTAGCCCACACCGTTACAAGTTCTTTTTAGAACAAAATCAATTCTGCAAGTTCTTTCCCGAAGGTTCAAGTAGTTACCTATTTGTGAAAATCAATTCGAATCTTTTAGAAGATACGGCTGCAGCTTACATGAAGGACTTTGTACTAACTCATATTTTGAACCGCGCTGACGTGGGGTATTCACCTTATGACTTTATGGCAAATCAAACGCGGTTGTTCAAAGATGACTACCTATCAATGTTGGATACTGCAGAAGTCAAGCTAAAAAAGGACACGGAAACGAATTGCTATTTGTACTATCAAAATTGCGCGGTTGAAGTTGGGATAGACTACGTTCGAAAGATTGACTACTTAGATTTGGATGGTTTTGTTTGGAAGAAACACGTAATCGAACGCGACTTTGTAGAAGTTGGAAAGGATGGCGGTATGTATTCACGCTTCCTATTCCTTGCTGCTGGCAAAGATTTACATAGGTTCAATTCACTTCGAAGCGTGGCGGGTTACTTATTACACTCACATAAGACCTCCGCAAATAACAAGGCTATCATAATGAATGATGAATTGATAAGTGAAAACCCTAACGGTGGAAGTGGTAAGGGTATGTTTTGCAATGCAATCGGGCGAATGAAAAGGGTTGCGACTTTGGACGGTAAGCAATTCAGTTTTGAAAAATCATTCCCATATCAAACCGTTGGGGCAGATACGCAAGTGCTGGTATTCGATGACGTTAAAAAGTCTTTTGCATTCGAACAATTGTTTTCACTTATTACCGAAGGGATAACGCTTGAAAAGAAAAACAAGGATGCTATACACATTCCTGTTAGCCGTAGCCCTAAAATTGTCATAACCACAAATTACACGATTGGCGGTATTGGCGGTTCGTTCGAAAGGCGAAAGTTCGAAGTAGAGTTTAGCAGTCACTTTGGAGCGCATCACACCCCTTTTGATGAATTTGGTTGTATGCTATTTGATGAATGGGATGCTGCAGAATGGGCGAGGTTTGACACCTTTATGATTGGATGCGTTCAATTCTATTTGTCAAATGGATTAGTAGCGCATGAATCGGTAAACTTAGACCTCCGCAAATTCATCAAAGAAACTTCGAGCGACTTCGTAGAATGGGCAACAGAAGAAAACCTATCTGTTAACCAACGATTAGATAAGGGCGCAAGGTTTGCAGCGTTTGTAGCTGAATACAAGGACTACGAGCGAACACTATCACAAAGGAAGTTTACGCAATGGATGGACATTTACGGTAAGCAAATGGGCTACAAGGTAACGCAAGGTAAAAGCGATATTCGTTGGATTATGTTCGAAACCGAAACGCAAGCAGTAGAAGATGAAATTGAAATAGACCCTTTTTGAAAATAATGTTTTGACGTTTTACCGTTTTACCTTATCTTTACAAAAAAAACAATGGAAACTTGGATTGATGCTAAAAATTTTGAAGGGTATTATGAAGTAAGTAATACTGGAAAAGTAAGGCGTAAGCAATGTGAAACTATTTACAAAGATGGAAGGGTTGCAAATTTTTCACAAACAGTTTTGAAGTCTACGCCAAATAAAAAAGGATACTTGAGGGTTTATTTATCTGTAAAGTCAAAAAAACATACCAAGTCTTTGCATAGGATAGTAGCAGAATCGTTTATTGATAATCCGTTAAATAAAAACACGGTGAACCATATAGACTGTAATAAGCTAAATAACCATGTGTCAAACTTGGAGTGGGCTACAAATGCCGAAAATATGCGCCACGCATTTGCAAATGGTATTTATAACGAACGCGATAAAACTACCATATTGAACATACATCACATGAGAGAAAAACTATCAAAGTGATTGATTTAAGACCATACCAAATAGAAGCTATCCGCGCCCTTAGGAATGCGATGAAAACAGGACATACGAAAGTTGTTTTGTGCGCACCTACGGGCGCGGGCTGACGGCAAAACTGTACTTTTCACTCACATGGTGAACGAACACATAAAGCGCGGAGGTCGGGCGTTGGTTGTAACGGATAGGATTGAACTAATGAAGCAAGCTGGAGGTGCTTTTGAAAGAGTAGGTTTAACACCCGAATTTATCAAAGCTAATTCAAATCCCGACTTATCGCTATCATGCCACGTTGCAATGGTTGAAACACTATCTCGAAGGGCTGAAAAGTATGCTACATTCCTTGCAAGTAGGACCATGATAATCTTTGATGAGAGCCACAAAACAGCCTTTGACAAGCTATTTGATTA